TTGAACTTATTAGTAGTCTGGGTATTGCGGAAATTAGCACGATTAGCGCTAGACTGTTGCAATGTACCGAAGATACCACCAATAGCAGCACCAAGAAAATGATGTTCATTTCTAGGAGAGAGCAGACTCTCTCCAAATTCTAGAAACCTCATTGTGCACTAGCGGCAGGGGCGGAAACCTCTGGGGTAGGCGCTGCCTTTTCCTCTGCCAGCATAGCCTCGGCATATGCAGTCAACTCAGATTTCTCATTAGCCAATTGCTGTAACACGGCCTGACGTTCAGACATTGTCTGGCAATGACGCGAAATAACACACGCAAAACGTTCATCGTCCGTCATACCGTCCATCACAGTAGACTGAGTAGGATGCATTTGAGCAAGGATATTATTAACGTTCATATCACCAAGCAAACGACGGTACTTTTCCTGATTCAAAAGGATCTGAGTCATATCACATTGAATCAAATCACCGTCAGGAGTCTCATCATACATAACCGGATCATAAACAGAAGCCTGATAGCACGGATTATTTTCCTTTAATTCAGGAACATACGAATTCTTTTCAAAATTCTCATTTTTATACGCAAAACTTCTCATAATCAATACATTAATAAGGTAAACCATTTCTATCCAAGTTCTGAACAGCATAAACCTGGAAATTGACATTACATAATAACTGGTCATAAGCAACGGAACAATTAGCACCAGAAACTTGAGGCTCAAATATAGAGTTCAATTGTTGAGGACGAACTTTCATTGACTGATAAGACCAAGCACCAGAAGAGGTGAGAACATCCCAACCATCAATAGGAGCAGACCAAGCCTGATATGCCATACCAGAACGGAACGCGGCATGAACAGTATCAATACTAGACTTCCATTGCCAGTAGCGGAGGTTATAACCAAGAGACCCAGAAACAGAACGAGACGGGTTGTTATGAAGATTCAGAGCAGGGACAGGCTGCATACCTAACTGGTCGAATGCAGGTTGGGGGAAGTCAGTAATAGCCGTAACAGTCAACTGAGGATTCTGACCAGTCAGATTCCAATCAACTATAGGCACAGCATGGTATACACACATAATCACCTGATGTTCGGCACCACAATCATAAGTCAACGTATGACCAGAAGCAGAACCTACGCCTTTACCAGCGATTACGGCTTGAGAACCATCGGCTTCAAGGTTGGTATTCAGAACTTCGTTAATATTGATTACATTAGACCAACCTCCAATATAATGAGCATGATTACCCATGTATTCAGGAGCTTTAACACCAAACTGGGCAGCCATCTGGTCTGAATAATCCTTACTAGAGAACTGGACTACTTCTTTCCAACGCTGTAGGTATTCTGTCGCACGAATTGAAAGAGCGGAAAGGTCAGAATTCAGCTGAACAGCACGTTGAGAAGTGGACGTACCAGAAGAGACGACAGCACTAGATTCTTTAGGATTAATGACATAGTCCACATTAAGGTCACCAACAGAAACAATAGAGCCAGAAGAACCGTTAGGATTATAAACACCCGGTAAAGTAGCTACCGAACCATACTGAGATGCCGGAAGCATACCCATAAAGTAGTCTTTCGGATAATTAGCGTAACGGAGCTGAACCATCTCAGGAGCGAGAGTCAACTGAGACTTACCGTCCCAATAATCAACATTGTAAGAATAAGCCAGGTGCTTTTCCCATTGAGAGTCAGAGAGGAAATCATAGTAGATCTTCTGATAAGCAAGCAACGGAAGAAGATTTACAGTCTGACTAACGCTATAAACCAAAGGATTATCAGCATCAGAAACATCATCCTTACCTAGATAAGCCTTAGTAATAGCTTGTTTAGCGGTATTTGTAGAAGAGAGGAAAGAACCATATCCAAGCATATCCAATACCTTAGAAGCGCCATAGGCATAAGGAAGACCAGCATCATCGAGAACATCCTTACCATTAACCGTCTGAAGACTCAGAGACAACACGTTCAACGTTGTATTCGGAACAGAGGTCAACATCTCGGCGTTAGCAGTATTACTAGCAGCAGCTGTCATATAACCCGTCATTTGAGTAAACGCTTGTGGCAGAGCGCGAGAAATCAAGCGTAACGGCACAGCGTAAAAGTCATAATACTCTTTAATACGAGTATATGCAGCCGTATTGACGGGAACAGTACGAGTAAACCAATCAGAAGAAATACGATACTTGGTGCCAGGAATAGCAATCTGCCAATAACAAGGAAGAATCTCTCCAACTTTTGCCGTAAACAATTTTTTGCTAGATAAATCAAAGGAAGAGCGATGTACGGCAACTTTCGCTCGATCTAACGGGTTAAAATCACTCATAATAGTTAATAATTAAAAAGTTAAACCATACGGTTAAATATATTGTTTGCATCATTCAATTTCTTATGCTTAATCATATCACGGCAGTACTTCGATGAACGGTTATCCAAACACCTTTGTAAGTCGTCGCACAAATCGTTGTAATTTGCAGGTTGCGAGGCTTTAAAGGATGATCCGACCAGACGAGAAAGAGCTGGGGAAAGTAATAATTTTCGGGGGTCATCAAAATGTAAGACGAGGGGCTTGATTCCTGCCATTCTGTCTCGAATAGTGTACGTGGAAAATGTTCCATCTTCTTCCTCCTTAACGGTCGACACTTCACATCCTGAGGCTGGTAGGCAAAAATATCGCAATAAAGGGAATTCACATGCTTCTTGAATTCGCAACGAATCACACATTCGTATATAGTCTGCTTTCTTTTCATATTCTATTCCAGTTTTGATGATAAAATTAATACGATTGGCATAAGAATCAAGATTGCCACCGATGGGAGGCAGATGCCAATTCCTAAGGAACTTACTGACATAAAGGAATAGCCGATACAACTTATTAATATAAGATTCAATATCGACATCAGAAGAACTGTTACAAAGCCTAGTAAGGCACCGAGCATTATGTAATATAATTTCGTCTTCATTGGTCAGGTGATGATTTAATGTAAGATACTGATAATAAGCACGAACAATAGAAAGGATAGAATCGGAATCATAATCTATAATACCGAACCTTGCAATTCTTTTTGGCGCATCTGCAACAGCTCGAATAATTCTAGCAATCGCAACAGCATCGTCATAGCGAGCACTTGAGAATCGGGGGAGTAAGGTACGGATATACGACATGGGGGGAGTTGATTTAACACTAATCCCGTTGAAGTTATAGACTCGTCCATTAATGACAGAATCGATTTTCTGTTCAATCGCGTGATAGACGTCTTCACCTTCCTCAAAAACCTCGCCTTTCTCAAAAAATCCAAGAGATGCTCTTTGTCGGGGTCTAAACGCGCGGCATGATCTATATAATAAGGGAGCAGAACTAAGGCTGTTAACGTAACTCGCAACGTACGATGAAGCTCCACCGCGGGCAACCTGAAAATCTGAACGACCGAGTTTCCAACTCTTATCATGACACTGTCGTAATACCTCTGAGACTTCTTTCGAGTTCGTGAATAATAAGATATGATAATGCGGGCGGAAATGGACTGGTCCGTATTCACCCACAGCGTAGAAGTGTAACGTTTCATAAGAACCTAAAACTTGATATAAATATTTACGTAAGCGCTTAATATAGTTCTGAACATCAACATAATTCAGAAAGGGTATAAGGTTATCAACACCGTATTTTTCAGCAACGGGATATACTGAGTTGTCAACGGCCTGCGTTTTACGGATAAAACTACGAATAGCATCCATACTAAGAAACCAATTATCCTTAACAGGAACATATTCCTTGACTTCACGGTCAAACGGCACTGTGCCTTGAACTTGCGTGAAGAATATATGACGTAAAAAGGAAGAATCCTCAGGTTGATAGTCAGAAACAGGGATATAAGAGTGGCGTTCATAACCAAAAACTTTATCTCCTGAAATACTTAAAGCATCTTCATAATCACTATGCAGAACCTCACAATTCATCAAAGGAATATGCTCATTATCATAAGTAAGCGTCACGAAGTAAGAATACTTAAAAGCACTTCCAGCGGTCTTCACACGCATGGACGCTTTTTGAGCACGCTTATGAATACAGTAATCGCATTGACCACAATCTACAGCAATGCGCTGACCCGTGTAACGATTGGTTATAAAAGAGCGATGCTGGCAATGATCAGCAGCTTTAAGTAAATCAGGAGTAAATTTCATAATTATGGACGTTTATCAATCACTTGGCGACGACTACGCGAACCAAATGAAATATGAATAAAACTAGGATTAGAATAAATAATAAGTTGATCAAAAGAGGCAATATGATCAGAATAATCGTAAATCATTTCAAGCAACTTATTAAAACTGGTAGAGCCATAAGGCTTGATATCAATAGCTTCACCTATTAAATGCTGAGAATTAGGAGCGCCATTACAAGCCTTATTCTGCTCAGGAGTACGCTTAGCACTAGTCACCGTAAAATGAACGTTAGCACAAAGCAAATAAGCAAGAAAACACATAAGAGAATGATTCATAATCCAATAGCGTTAAGAACGTAACCAAGAGCAGCAGAAATAGCGCCAATTACAATTTTCCAAATATTATTACTTTTCATCAGGTTGAGTTTTAAGTTCAACGAAATTATTTTCTTCTTTAATTGAATCCACAATAACAATAAGACCCAACGGAGAAACTCGCTCAGAATAATTTCCAAGACCATCCAGAGAATTGACAATATAAGGCGGCATAACATCACGACCAGTTTGTTTTTCTTTAAGGGAAATAATAAATTTCTGCATAATTGTAAAATTTTAAATGTTAATAATTTAATGAGTTGGTTTCTACAGGGGCAAAGGAAAACATTATTTTTGAATAAACAAAATATTTCGGAGTTTTTTTTATTCTACAGTTGGGTGTGAGTTGTGCGTTTATAGACAAGAGAGACCGAATTTGAGATGATAACTCAAATTTCCTTCGGACACAACTAGGGGCTCCGCTTAATTAACAAGTGGATGTATACAAGGGTGTATAGGCACGGCAGGTCAGATAGAACCTGCCTTTGCGCACCTACGTGCTAAAATACCGGAGCGGAACGCTCCTATAAGGAAGTCGCTCCGCTCCATTTTTCGATCAAGCCCTACGCGGGCGGCGGGTGTATATCGCTCAAACGCCGCGATGGGCTTTTAGTCCTGAAGTATGTTCTAACAGCTAATAACCAATACCATTAGAGCTATTATAAATAGTAGTGTTACGAGAACCGTAATCATTACGGAAAACCTGGGCACCAGGGCGCATAGATCCGATAACATTACCAGCACCAGAAGCAATACGAGATGTATAATCTATAGCATTACGAAGGCCGTAAGATTCAAAATCCTTCCTGGCATTTCCAGCAGACCACTTATAATAGTCACGCAAGGCCTTATCCTTAGAAAACTGCATATTCTTACGATTATTGACGTTCTTATAATCCCAAAGAGAATCATAATACTGTGTATAGTAAGCCATATTAGTAGCACTTATAAGAGCATCAGCAGTACCAGCAGCTATCTTATTAG